AGGTGCTTTTTTACTCCTAGTCTAGCGTTAATAAGTCGGTGTGTGCCATCCTTTTTAATGAATAAACCGCTAAATATTTGGCCCTTTGTGCCTTGAATTAATTGCTTTGCTTTGTCTTTGTTTATAGTTTTATTAGTCATGATTTTCATTTTTAAAAGTTATTATTTGCCCATTTTAAACGTGCTTTTTTTACTTGTTGTTTAATTGCTTTTGCCTCTTGTTCTAACTCTCTGAGAGTCATAAAAGCCAAGTCTAGCAAAATGTTTTTGTCTGTTTTTGTGTGGGCTGTAATATAGTTTATTAATCTTGCCCTTGCTTTTTTCTCGATATTTTCCATAATTTAAATTTATTTAATTAATAATTATTTTTAAAAGTTTGTTCTATTTCTCTTCCGTTTCTTGTATTAAAGCCATAAGAATGCGTATAAAGTTTGTTGATTGGTTTATCGTCTATCATAAACAAAAAAATTTGTAAAGGGGTGCAATTATATGTTTTTGCCGTTTCTCTAGATGCTTTTACTAATCTTTTAACATCGTGTTTTAAATATCCGTAATTATAATATATATAATTTTCTGCAAATTTTTTTGTAAGTTTTTTAATTGGTTTCATTGTATTGTTTTTAATAGTTAATATTATTTTTTAATGATATACTAAACCGACTTTTTTATTGTCTGTAATTGCTTTTAAATCATTATTAGACGCGTCAATATATCCTGCCTTTAATAAGTCGGTTACTGTCTTAAATATTCTTGCATGACGATGTTTTTTAGTGTTTATTAAATTATCTGTTTTTGAACCCTCAGAAAATATAATTTTCATATTTTTAGGTAAGTTAATTTGATAATCTATAAAAAATTTTATTGATTTTGTATAAGCGTAAAAAATAACGTCTTTATTTTGTTTTGCTATCTGTACCCACTTTTTAAGATATGCAACACTATAAAAGTCACCGCTATCATGTATTCTAATATAATTTGCTTTTTTCTTTTTTATTTCGTTTGTTATTAGTTCAATAAAATTATCTTGTTTAGTCAAATTATATTTTTTCTCCATTAATTGCTGTATTATTGGAAACCTTGTATAATTTCCTTTCTGAGCATAACAATATTTAACGCATTCTTTAGCAAATGGACAAGTAATTTTGCCTTGTTTTGTTTTATATGCTGGTATGCTAAAATTAAATATTTTCGTTTTATTTTCTTTAGATGTTTTTTTCATCTTTGCGTTTTGTGTAAGTAAGTTCATTTTGTTTATAGTTTTTTTTTGTTAATAGTTTTTGTTATATTCTTTTTCTAGTTCTGGCAATATTTTTTTAATAAATATTTGTTCATGTTTCTTTGTCTGAAAATATCCATCATCTAATAAATCATTATAAATTTCTATTTCGTCAGTGTCTGAGTCATGATAATGTGGTAAATAATCAGACGCAAACTCATTAAAATACTTTTTTGTCAATTCGTCTAATCTATTTATCAAATTTTCGTTTTTTATTATTTGTAAATCTTGCTTTGTCTGTTCGTATTGTGTTGGGTCTTGGTAACCTTGATACAAATTTTTTAAATATTCTTTTTGATTTATCATTTTTTTAAGTTTTTTAAAGTGTTATTTTGTCAATCATGCTAAATAAATAACATAAAAAATAAAGAGATGCCGACATAAAAACGAGTGATGCGGTATAAAATATAATATCTTCTATAATGTTTTTAAATGTTTTTATTTTTTTTATGTCGTAATTTTCTCTTTTATTATATTGAAAAAAAACGATATATTCATCACTATTTAAAATAGTTGCTTTATTTGTTTTTTTGTTTATTAGTTTGTAGTTTGTCATTTGTTTAAAGTTTTTAAAGTTTATATATTATTTATTATTGTGTAAATTGTGAAAGTGAACAAAGATATAAATCCACTTATATAAATTAAATTAAATAGTTTAGTTATCATAATTATATTTTTTTTATTAGTTTATAGTATTTTTTTTGTGCCTCTTCTGTTGTGTTGAAAATATACGTTTCTTTTGTGTTTGCTACTGTGTAAGCAATTACAATATTTTGTCTTTGTTTTACTGTTGTTAATTTCATTTTTTAAAGTTTTATAGTTTATTTTTTTTATTTATTTATTCATTATTTGCATTAATTGCATAATACTAATATTGCCGTTCTCCACTAATTGCATTAATATTAATGTTTTTGTTTCTTTGTTTCCTTTGTCGAATTCGTTTCTTCCCTCTACTGATAAAGCATAAAACCAGTTTTTATTCATTGTTAAATTTTTTCTTGCGATTGTGTAATTTTTCATTTTTTTAAGTTTTAAGTTTATAATTATAATGCAAATATAACAAACTTTTACACAATAAAACAAATAATGTTAAAAATATTTATAAAATATGCTAATTTATAATCATTCTAAATAACTGATTATCAATCTTTTATATATAGAAACAGGCGTGTGTGGGCGTGTAGACACGTGTTATAGCAGACCCAGCAGTTTCAGGGCAGTTTCAGGGCAGTTTCAAAATTTTTTTTTTAAAAAAATAAAAAAATAAAAATTTTTTTTTATAATAAAAATTATTTTATTTTCATGTACCAGTCAAGTACATCCATACATTGGTCTAGTCCTTTAACAACCTTAGCATAGTAACCTGCTTCATTAAGATATGCTACCCACTCTTTCTGTTCTTTAGTTGGATAACTTTTCTTGTCTGCTTTTATTTCTAAGAATAAACCTGCATACTTACTGTTTACTTTAAGTATCTGCATATCTGGAAAGCCTTTTACATAACCTGTTTTCTTTGCTAGTATTGCTTGTTTCATAGATGTTCTAATACCACCTAATGATGCACAGTATCTTATATCAGGATATGTGTACTTCATGTAAGTACAAAAAGATGATTGGACTGATGCTTCTTTTTTCATAGCAGACCACCCCCCCCTATTGACCCCCTATATCCCCCCCTATCCATCTGTATAGGTAGTGCCTTTTATTAATTGGTACATTAAAGGTTGAGATACTTTATACTTTCTCGCTAATGATGAGATAGTTATCTTTTGTGTTGAGGTTCTGTATTCTTTTCTTATATCATCTGCTTCTTGTATGCTAAATTTTCTTCTAGCATACCCACCTCCTCTTAAATCTTTTCTGTCCTCTATTTTTATTTTTCTAATCTTTGGCATAATACTTTGTTTTATTCATCATCAAATCTGTCTATTGTTTCTCCATACTGTCCTTCTATTTCTACATCTGTAATTAGAACATCAACCTTGTCGTGTTTTTTCTTGTTGATGTAACAGATTCTATCTATGATGATTTGGTCGTTTTTTATTTCTTCAATATCAGATGTAAGTGCAAAGGTATCTAGTGTGCCAGTAATTGCTCTTCTGGTTACTGCATTTTTCTTTTTTATTTGATAAGATACAAATACTCTAAATATTGGTTTTTTCATTTTTAATTTTATCTAACTCAAACTCTAAATGGTTAATTGCTTTTTGTATGCAATCAACACTTGTAGAGTGCTTTCTTTTTGCCCTAAGAAGATAAGTAACTGCTGTGCCACAGTTGTATGATAAATCAAAATCCTCTACAACTTTTCTTGCTTCATAGCCATAAACACTACCTATATAATAGTTTGGTGTTTTATCTTTACTATAATCTACATCCTCCCAAGTAGAGTTTGACACATAACCATTCCTGTCTTTTTCGTAATAGTATTTACTATGACTTTCTTTTTCTTTCATATATTCTATCATTATGCAATCCACCTGTTCTGGTTTTATACTTATTCATATTCTTTTTTAATTCTTTTGTATTGTCATACTTTATTTTAGAATCTAATATTATAGCAGAAATAAACATTACTAAAATAATTACACCCAAACAAAAATAAGCAAATTCTACCATAACTTTTATTTTTAATAATTTGTGTAGTCGTCATCAACAAACTCTGCACAAAAATATGCTTCTAATATACAATAAACTATTGCTATTATCCAAATCAACATAAACCATTTTATATAACTCATAATAAAGTTTTTTACAAATATATAAAAATAATCCAATTTTATAATATTATTTTAATAATTTAGGTTCTGGTCTATAATGAGGTATGGTCTTTGGGTCTTCTCCCCTGTCAAACTTTGCTCTTGCATCCCATATTAAATCCTTGTGCTTTCTTAACCATCTCATATAAGTAGGTACATTTAAGTGTATAAAAGAATCGTTTTGTGGATTTCTTATTCCTAAGTTAAATGCTTGTTCTGCATCTTCAAAGTAAAAATTTTTATAAGTCTTAGATAAATCATCTGCTAAACTTTGAGACATAACCATTATAGTATCTTCTTCTACATTATTTTGTCCTAACTGAATATATGTTTTGCTTATTAAATCTACAGCACCCATAAGCAAATCTTCTTTTGACATTGTTTTTATTAGTTTCATTATTTAAATTGTTGTTTTAGTTTTTCTTTTACGTTTATATTTTTTTGTAAGTGTTGATGTATTTTACTCATACCTTTTGTTTTTGTGTCTTGTCTCTTTTCCCAAGTCCTTACACAACTCTTCCAACACTTCATTGCAGACTTTCCTATTTTCCAATTTTTGCTTTCATAAAAATCAAAAAAAGTTTCTGCATCTATTGTATTATTTCTTTGTTTACAATAAATACTAATCTCCTCAATAGTTGGTTTTTTAAAACGCTTATTATTACTATATGTAATATTATTATTAATACTTGTATTATTATCCTTAAAGTTTTCTTTAATACCCTCCTTTAAGTTTTCTTTAATACCCCCTTTAAGAATACTTATATACCTCCTATCAATTTCTTTAGTACCCTCTTTATAAGTGTAATACGTTGATATATAACCATTTGCAACTAATTCACTAATCCACTTAGATATAGTTACAATACTTTTACCATACAAGTTGGAAAAGTATTTGTTTGTTGCAAAGCACTCACCATTCATATTTAGTAGTGCAGTAATTTCAGCGTATAGTAATTTAGCGTTTGCAGTTAAATCTTTATCATATCTAACCTCAGCACTTATTATAGCATAGTAGTTTGGTTTCTCTTTCATTTTATTTTTAGTTCATAGCATTTAGTATAGGTTGACATGACTACTGTCCACTTAGAAACATCTCTGTGTAACAACCAGCAAAACCTTGCGTATATTTGATTTATAGGTTGTATGAATAAATAGTGTGTAACTTTTTTGTTAGGATTATTATGAGCATCATAGTTAACCCTTAAAGTATCACCATCTGTCTTTACACCCTTAACATCTATGTAGTTCATCTCACCAATACCTTTTAAAATTATATCAGCACCAACAACAGGACTCGCCTCTAATATAGGTGCAGCCTTATACTGAACACCTTTATTGTTATCAAGTATATGTCTAGCAACTAACTCTGCAAATATTCCAAGTTGTTGTATCTTATGTTCTTGTTTACCCCTATACTTATCTGTATTTTTATTATACACATTAGCAGACAGCATAGACCTAGCCTTAGCAAGTTCATCAGATAAACCAATGAAAGTGCTAGGATAGGTAGTTTTTTTCCAAACCAACATTAGAATGGTAAATCATCATCTGCTGTTTGTTTTGCAGCAGGTTTTGTATTCTCTTGTGGTTTGTAATCATTTACATAAGCATAGTGTGTAGCACCTTTTTCAGATGGCTCTCTTCTCTCTGATATAACCATAGACACCCAGCCATTCTTTGAGTTTGCTTGTAAGTCATCTACTTTAAAGTTTGCTACTAACATACTTCCATATTGTGTAGTAATGTTTTTTATACTACTCGGTAAATAAATTTTCTCTTTTTTCTCTTTCATTTTTTTGTGTTTTAATTAAATATAATTTGGTTAATGATTCTTCTATTTGTTTCTTTTTACTTTCTAAAGCAATAATTTCTTCATCTACTTCTACTTCTATTATTCTGTTTTCTATTTGCTTAAACGCTTGTTGGTCTTTAGAATAATTCTCGTAAAAGAACTGAAACTTTCTATCATGATGTATAACAGAAGCATGGTGCATATTAGTTAACTCTGCTATCTCCATTAATGTTAGATAAAAAACATTTCTCAATACAAATATATACATACGCTTTGCATAGATTATGTTCTTAGTTCTACTGCCTAAAAAAATTCTTTCTCTTTCTACGTCATAAATTTTTGATATTTCTTCTAATATTATATTGTCATAATACTGGCTAAATCTTACTCTTCTTCTTTTCATATTTTTATATTTTAATTTATATCGTACACTACTGTATCAATGATGTCTTGTATAGTTAATCCAATGCTATCTGCTAATCTTTTAGCGTGTATAAACCTCATAGTTGTTGGCTCTTCTATAAACTTTTTACTTGTTGCATAATTAACCTCAAGTATTTTACAAAGCCTTAAATTAGATATACCATAAATTCTAAGCAATGCTTCAAACTCATTTCTTGATTTTCTAATTTTATCTAATGAATATTTATTTGTCATATCTATAATAAATTATATGAGTGAAGAACCCCTCCGTTGTTGTAAATTAATTTTTTAAGTTAATTTATTTTAATTGTTGTTGTTTGTCAATAAGGGCATAATCTTTACAAAGTCTAACCGCTCAGTTAATAATTAATAATGATTATAACTCCACTCATATAATTTTACTTATCAAACACTCCATCTTTTAGCATTTTCAACCATTGCTTTCTAGTGTCTGTTTCTATTTTGTTTTCGTTTATTTGTTTTATTATTTCCTCTGCCTCTAGTTCTGTTAAGTCGTTTAATCTTTCCATAACATCATCTACATAATGTGGAGGCAAAGCGGTTCTATGAATGTTAGACTCAATGATAAGCCACTGTGTATCTGTAATACCAGTAGGCTCACCATCAAGTATATCATCTAACCAATCATTCATTAATCAACTATCTCATCCTGACCAAAGACATTACCTTGCTCATAGAAACCAGCCAATTTAAGTACAACTCTTGACATTGCTCTCTTCTCAGCCATAGCAACAGGAAACTTTTTACCTCCTCCCATTAAATTAGCATCAGATGCCTCACCGAAACTCATCATGTTTCTTACTTCGTTCTTACCAACCTTCATTGTTGCAACTGCTTTTAAGACTACATGATTCTTATCTAAGTCTAATGTAACTACATCATAAGCAACAGTTATTCCTTGTTTACTTACAATTTTATCTATACCTGACCTAGTAATGATTACAAAACCTCTCTTGTCTTTATATACATCTTCTTTGACAAGATTGTTTTCTTTAAATAATCTTCTTAGAGCATCCTCTCTTGTTTCAGGAGTTACTTCTACTTGTTCTTGCTTGTTTGATTTTCTACTCATTTCATTGTTGTTTAAGTTATTAATATTTGTTTGTTGTTCATACATTTGTTTCATTTTTCCCATAGTTATTTATTTATAGTTAATATTTAATCTTCTTGACTTAGATACACAATCATAAGAATTATAATTGTAGGAACTGCTATTAATGTTTCCATGTTTTTAAGTTTTAAGTTGCGACAAAGATATAAAATTGGAATAAACCACAAAACATTTTTAACATTTTTTTACAAAATGTTTATTTACTAGATATAAATTGTGTGATGTTTTTAGAAATAATGCACAAGTCTAGCCACTTGACCGCTTGTTTTTTCGTGTAAAAATCCTTCAACTGCTTTTGGAACTCCCACATAACCTTTTCTTGAGTGCCAACTATCAGTGCCTGATGGAGACCTCATATACTCTATAGTAACACCTATAAAGTCTTTACCATCTAACCACTTGTGTTTTACCTTGTGATGTAAGTGATGTAGATACCAGTATCTAAACTTAGACTCACTCCACATATGCGGTCTTTCTTGTGCCATAATTAGTGGTAATTTATCCATCTTTGCACCATCTCCATGTTCAAATCCTATTAGGTTTTTACCATACTGATAATACTTTCTATGTGAAACGCTTATATCAAAGTTTACATCTTTATCATTTCTAAACCAACTTTTAAGTGCGTGTGCTAAATGAAAGCCACTTTGATAATCATGGTTACTCATAGAGTGTACTACATCTACAGGTGCTATCTCTCTTAACATTTCTATACACTTAACATATAATGCTAAGGCAATCTCAAAGTGTTCCCACCATTTACCATCAACATCTTGTCTTGTACCTTTTGTAGTTTGGTTGTAAACATTGTCTATATGCAATACATCATTACCTATGCAGAATAATATTTTTTCTACATCAAACCCTTCTGCCTTTACTGTTAAGCCTTCTAAGCCTTCTAAAACACGCATACAAGCAGTTTCAACGTCATAACCACTACCAGTTTCTAAATCATTTGCATATTTACCTATATGTATGTCTGCAGGATTTATTACTAATAAGTGATTACCATATTTATTTTTTCTTTCTTTTGGAGGATAGTAAGGCGAGTGTCCTTCTATAAATTTTTTTATGTTTTCTAATAAAACATTTTGGTCTAAACTTAAATCTTCTTTAGTAACTACGCTAAATCTATATTGTCCATTAGCAGATTGCCAATGTTTTACAGATACTACATCTTTTTTATTTATACCTCTTTCTTGTAAATGTATATCAAGTGCAGAGTTACCATTTATAGATGTATTTTCTGCCCTACTCTCATATACCATTTCAACTTCCTCTTCAGAAAGCCTTAATCTTTTTCCGTATTTTTTCATTGTATTGTTTATTAGTTGACCTAAAAGTATATAAAAAACAACCCCTTTAAAAACCAAAAGTGAGATGTTATAAACACCTCACTATTGATAACTATAAACTGTAAACTAGAAACCAGACAGGATAACCCCATCTTAATTGTTTGCAAAGATAATTATTTTTTACAAACATCACTGTCTTTACACACATTTTTACAATCATTTTTTTCAAACACAGAAAAGCATAATGGTAACACTCCTAACCCTACAAGTATTAGAGAGTTAGTATCTATACCATTTTTTTCTATGTATAAACTAGCAGCCAAAACTATTACACCGCTAATAGTTCTTTTGCTACTCCATTTACCTTTTGTGTCTGTAAATAATTCTTTAACTGCTTTTATTAATTCAGTTATAGGTTTTACACCTCCTTTTATTATTGCTTCTGCTATATACTTTTTAAACATTATTTTTTCTTTTTATAGTTAGGTATTAGTGCGTCTATAATAGTATCTAACCATCCAAAGATTTTGTTGTCTTTTTCTGTTGGAGTTAGATTAGTTATAACTTTAGCAAAAGCCATAAGACCTATTAATAACTCTAGCCAATTTTCTGTAATAAAATTCATAATATATTTATTTGGTTAATATTCTAATTGTAAAGCCAAATTGATGGACTTGGCTTATCTTTGTTGTCTATGTCAACATGGATAAAGGTTTTACCTAAACCCATTCTTGTAAATCCAGCATAACCTAAAGCATCTACCATCAATGCTCTAGTTTTACTGTTTTTGCATTTTATGTCTGCTGCTAAACCTTTTAAATGTGCAGAGTTTTTAGATGCCTTTATACCTTTTCTAATTAAATTTTCATTATGTTCTTTACATCTATAACCACTACTTATAACAAATGGTATCTTTGCAAGTTCCCTTGCCATATCTAACATCTCTAATAATTCATCACTTATGACTGTTTGTCCACAACCACAAGAACAAGTAAATTCTTTTTTCTTAAAATATTTAAGACTCATTATTTATACTTGTTAATTATTTCGTCAAAGAAATCAGTGAACTCTTCTTTTATATCTTCTTCTATTGTGTACTCTTCTTTTTCTTCTTCTTTTTCCATACCCTCTACATCATAAGTAAACAATATAAGCATCTCTTTATCATCTTCTTCTACCTTAACTTCTAATTCTCCATCATGATGTAACTTTTCCATCATATCTTTTGTAAAGTGAAAGTGATGGTCATGCTCATCATCTCCATAGTATTTTCTTTTTTTTGCCATGTTTTTTTCTTCTTTAGTTGTTTTCATTGGGTGGTTTTCTGGTAACAAATCTGTATCATGCTTACCACTTCTATATTTTCCATTTCTTAAAGCATATAAAAAAGAATTGCAACGTGCTAGTGCCCACTGGTCAGGCCCTGTAACCCCTTCTCTTACGCTTTCAGGATTTGTATAATAAGCACCAACACCTCTTTTAAATACTTTTTCTAGTTTAGCAACAGTAACCTTTGGATTCCAATCCTTCTTTAAATCTTTCACATCTTCATTATGCTCTTCCATTTTATTTTTCAAGGCCTTTTTTATTCTCTCGCTAATTTCTGTTTCTTCTTGATTCTTCATAGAATTTTTTGCTTTTTCTATTTGTTCTAACTTTCTTATTGCCCAGTTAACACCTGCATCACCTCCCCAAGCATCCCACATTATACCACCACAACCTTCATCATATGGCACATCTTTATGCTGTTGGTGTCTTTTAAATGATGCCATACGAGCAATAGTTCTTCTTGTAAGGCTTTCTCTATTTGCTAATTGTCTGGCTCTTGTCCAGCCCACGATAGTTCCGCAAGAACTACCATTCTCTTCTTTATACTTTATTGCTCTCTTAGCATTATTGGTTGCTGCTTCAGGATAGTCATTATAAGTTTCTTCTGCATAATAATCTTTATTAGCAGTTTCACACTCTGATTTAGAATCATACTGACAGTTGCCAGTTTGACCAAACTTCCATTTTCCATTTTCACATTCGTAACAAGGCATATCTATAATTTTTATCTTCCCTGACCTCTATAGGTCTTTTTATATCCTCTCTGTCCTTTAGAGGCATTTTTAGAATGAACGCCTTTACGCTTCTTTCTGCCATTACCTCTAAATTCAAAAGTTATTGTTTTCTTTCTAGCCATTTATTATCCTGTTACACACATAAACTCAATGTCAATACCATCTGTATTTGCGTTAGCAGCAATTTGAGTTACATCTGCTAAAGTTCCTACAGTTGTGCTACTTGTTTCTGCATCCATTTCGTTATCCATTAAAAAGTAACTTTCTCCTGCTTTTACTTTAACAAAGTAAGAAGTGTTAGAAGCACCTGTAATTCTTAATTCTAAAAAATTAGTGTCGTCTAAGTTTGTAATTCTAAAATATTTGTAATTAGATACATCTACCTGACCTGCTGAATCTGCTGCACCAAAATTTAAAATATCTGTCCAGTTTGAACCTCTACCTTGACTTTGAATAGCCATAACTCTTTGTACTATTTCTCCACCATTAGTAAAAGATTTAGTAGTGGTATTACCATAAGAAACTCCATTTAAAGAATAACTTTCTGTTATTGTAACTGTTAAATCTGCCGCTTGTACTGTTGTTGCCATATTTATTATTTATTTATTTTATTAATCCTCTTGTGTCCATTCTGGACTATCTAAAATTTCCATTATACTTTCATAATCGTATATTCTTTTACCCTCTAAAAAACTAGGTGTATCTCCTACAAACTTTAATAATGCCTGACTTCTATCATTATTATATCTTAATGTTTCTTCAGAAGTTTGTAAAACCTGACTAAAATCTACCTCTGATACTTGCTCTGCTAATATTAAAACGTATTTCATATTAATTGTTATAAGTTGGTGTTGTTGTACTCCAAGTAGGAGTATTAACTAAAGTTCCATTATTACCATTACCACTGCTATCTAAGGCTACAGTTCCTGAACCTAAGCCCAATCTGTAATATGCTTTTAAACCTGACATATTAGTTATATCCATAGGATAAAATCTAGTAGCAACAGCATTTGACCTATTCTGTATATACTGAACATTAGCCAAAGATAAAACTGTATTAAATAATGCTACATTACTCATTTTACCTTTGTAAAAACCTCCACCTGTTAAGTTTTGACCTAAATCTGCATCCACTAAAGTTCCACTCCAAGTTCCTAAACCTGTAGTTGTTGCTTTCAAAGTTCCATCTAAATAAATTTTAATTTCATCTGACGAAGAACTCCAAGTTCCAACTACATGATGCCATAAACCATCATTCTCTATTGCATCAGAAAATACAGCAGTTTTTAAAGTTCCACCAGCCTTGTATGCAAATCTCATTTGATTAGAAGAAGCATGATAAAGTACATTAATATAATTACTGCCATCTACTCTTGTTCTAAATAAATTACCAGAAGCAGAAACTGTATCTAGTTTACACCACAAAGAAACAGAACCCTCTAAAGGATTTAAAGTTCCTACCATTGAGTCAATAGTAACACTTTCATCAGTACCATTAAAACTTAAAGAGTAAGTGTCAAAAGCCTTTTTTAAATCAGTTAATCCTAATGCTTGTTTTAAAGTTAACATATTATTATTTATTATGCGTTAGCGTTTCCATCATGCTCTGAATATCCTATACCAATACCACTTGTTAAAGTTATTGCTGTAATTCTCATAAATAATGTTGTTCCAGCAGGTAAAGTAGTTTGAAGAGCAGATTCACCTGTAACACCATCTGCAGTTATTGAAGCAACAACAGAGGTTACTGGAAAATGTACTGCATAAAAATCAGTGCTTGTTTGTGCTGCTGTAGTAAAGACCTGTGTTCCTCCACCCTTACCTAACATTTCAAATAGTAGTGTATTGTCTGTATCGTATGTACTCATTTTATTTTATTTTTTTTTAAATTATTATTCTGTAAATATTTTTATTAAAGCACCTAGAGTAATAGTATAGATAACCCACATTGCCTTTACTAATACTTTTCTCATAGATGTATTTTTATTAACTCTTGCCGTTACACCTTCATCTGGATTTAACAACTTATCAGTTATCATGTCTAGTTTAGCATCTATATTATCTATCTTACCATTTATAGTGGTTATATCTTTCTTCATTGCTATTATTTCTTCTTTAGTTGTCATAACACAATCCTATAGTAACATTAAAATATACAACTGGTGTTGAGCCGCTTGTTTTTAGCATTGGAAAAATTAAATCTCCAGCAGCAACACTTGGTGCTGTTATTGTAGTTTCGTTTATAGTTTTTAATCTATCGTTTGCATCTGGGTTACCTGGCATGGCTATAGCAATTTCATCTATTACAGTGGGCGTTAAAGCAGTTGCAGTTGCATCTGCAGGAGTTACCTTACAAATTGCTAAAGTTACTGTATCATTTGTACTTGAACTCATCCAACCTCTTATGTATTTTACAGTAGCGGCAAGGTGTGGTATATAGGCATCAGTTCTAAAAATATCACTAACATCTAAAGTAGCAGCACCTACAGTTGCACTACCATAATCTTGATTCATCTCATAAGGAGACTGACCATCTGTTAGGTTTTGTCTGTACTCATAATTAGTTTGACAAGTTGCATAACCCTGCATTTTAAATGTGCTTATCTTTATTTCACTTTTATCAACCCATTCTAAAGTTCCATTGATATTCTTACTACAAAGAGTATCATTACTAGCAATCTCAAAACCTTTTGGGTTGTGTCTATTTGCATCAGTTAAGTTTTTATGTTCGTTTGCAGCCATTTATATATTTTTAACAGTCATCACAAGGACAGTAATCCTTCCAACTACCATAGTTTCTTGTTGGTCTTGAATATATACTGTCGTACATTATTATTCCATGATTCTTATAAGTAGCATTATTACATGGTCTATTACTTTCATATGTAGGATATAGACCATTTTGGTCTTCATCTTCCATATAATCTATCATATCTTTTAAATAAATCTCAGCCTTTCTATAAGTGTCTTGTTTGTAAGCGTTTAACTCAGAAGGGTCTATAATAGTAGAAAACTCATCTACATTATGAACTATACCCATACTGCTACTATTGCTTTGAACCTCATTAATTACTTCAAATCTTACAAACCAACACAAAGTTCTTGTAAGAAAGTCATCCATTAATGTTTGATTTGCAACTGTTAAAGTACCATTATGATGTTGAGTTTTTATTTCTTCATAAAACTTTTTACCTAAAGCGTGTTTTATGTGAGCCAACTCTGAAAGTAAAATAGTATTATCAGATATTAAGGCAGGGTCAGTATTTGCATTAGTAAAACTATTACTAATAACTTCTGCTGCTGTTACTAAAGGGTTATATTGATTTACGTTTGCCATAGTTATTCTTGTGTTTCCATTTCCGTTACTTGTAAGTCTCCTGCTTCATCATCACCAACACCATCTGCATCATCATCTCTAGTTACAATAATTTGCTCTCTATCTGTAATAAACATATTACCCTCTTCTAGCATTGGTAAATCTTCATCTAACATTCTTCTTTGCTCGTTTATTGTAAGAACTTCTTTAGGGTCAATCTGAGTAGCAAAACTAACTGGCGGCTCATATTGTATTATTAAATCTTCTGGTAAAAATCCTAGTTCTCTATATAATATTTTTTTTAGTCCAGTTAAAAGTAAATCAGATGTATCTTTGATTACTGTTGTCATTGCTAAATCATAAGCAATTCTTATCTCACTTCCAGTATTGTTCATTTTACCAGAACTTACCAAGCCACTTAATGATGGCTGCCATCTATGTGCAGTTACAATATTTTGGTCAGTAATTCGTTGTAAGTCTATCCAACTACCTTCTTGGTCATCTTTTATTATTTGAACATTAGCCTGAGAAGTATCTCCGTTTTTAACGATAAACATAATTTTACCATTATTACCATCACCAACAAATTTCTTTTGTGCTTCTCTAACTAATTTCTTAGCCTCCTCTTCCCCCATATCTCCGCTAATCTCAACGATTGCAGAAGGCTGGAAACCATTTTTAAATTTTGTATGATTCCATTTACCAATCTCATAGTCAACTGCTATATGTTCTAGTGCTGCAGTGTAGTCTGGTAATCCGTAAAATTGGAATGTAGGCTCATAATCTTTAAATTGTAAAACAAACCTACTGCTTTTTATTTTTGGATAAAGAGGTAGAATAGTAAGTTTTTCTTTCATAGTATTATACTTAGCCCAGTCTGGGTGTATATAAACCTCTTTTTTGTCTTTAGCCATTCTAACAGTAGTCGCATCTATATGATATAGATTTAAACCACCATCATATAAAACACCCTCTAAGTAAGCATTTCCAAAAGTATAGTAATCATCTGCTAATTTTTTAAATACTTGCCTTAAAGACTCTCCATCAGCATTTACATCTTTTATGTATTCTTTTATTTCATCATTGTTTGTAACAAACTTTGCACCACTTGTAAAAATAGTTTTTTGTGCAAGTACACTTCTGTGTGTTGATGATTTTCTTTTTAATTCTGCTAAATATTGTGGAAATAAATTATTAGTACCAAAAGGTATAAACTTAGTCCTTACTTTTGATAAGTCTTGTGGTTCTTCAATATGCTCAGGTATTGCTAAATTAAAAACTCCAAATTCAAAAGTATTACTCTTTTGAGTCTGAAGATTCTTTACCTGACTTTTTCTTTTTGGTTGTTTTCTTTGGCTCATCTTTTGTTTTTATGTTTGATGTTTTTTCTATTAATGAAGTCATACCTAACTCCTCATAGGCATATGCTAATTCCTCTTGACTTGCACTTGCCCAATTAATTTTAAAACCACCCTTATATAAAGTACCTACTGATTTTTTTGCTTTGTATTCTGACATAACTGTATATATTTTTAAATGTGGTGAATCTACGCTTTTTGCATTGCAATTACACATATTTCAAAAAAAAGATATTAATAGGATAATGTTATTAAACTTTTTACGAACAAAGTTCAACCTATTATTATACCTTTAATTATTATGCACCTGTAGTTGCAGTCAACGCATTAGTGTTTACTCCAACAGTACCTTTATACTCTCTTGGTAATTCAAATTGTCTTGCCATTAAGTTTACAGTAATACCATTTTCATCTGAATAAGCAGCACCAGTACCACCTTCAAATCCAACTAGATTTAAAAATGTTTGACTTTTTGCTGCAACAGTTTCATTTGCGTATTTTGCACTTACACCTATTGCCCACCATTTATCATTAGTATCAAGAACTAACCCCATCATACAAGTGCTTTCTAAATTTTTCAATTCTTCAAACCTTGTAGCCGCTATATTAGGAATCATAAAAGAAAGACTGCACTCAAATGCAGTTGAACCATTTTCTTTTGTAGCCGCTATTGTTAAAGATGGATTTTCGTTTTTAAACTCATAAACAAACCAGTTAGCATCACCACCTGATTGTATATTAGTAATAGTATGTGCTGTACCTGTACCATAAGTAATTACGTCTGCATCTGCCCAAGACCTTAGAAGAATTTGTTTTATCCCTCCAGTTGCTTGTAAGTCGCTACACTCTACGCCTAAACCTGTATCTATTGCCATTTTATTATTGTTTTTATTGTTAATTAAAAGTAATTAAGAGGAGGCTTTTACACCTCCTCTATTATTACATTGTCATTATGCCTTTGCAATTACCCACTGAACAAGTGAAGGATACAAGAATTGTACACCTAACTTGAAGTAACCTCTAAAGAACATTTTTTCTTCTAAGTCATCATAGAATACTTTGAAAGAACCTTCTGGGTCAGTTACATCAGAACCAATTATTAAATTGTCAACTGCACAGTAGCAAAGACCATTTGTATAATCAGTACCACTTACATCAAACATTGTTGGATTTAAGTCTGCAACGATTGTATCCCACTCATACATAGGAACTAATTCAACACCTCTAAACTTAACAACTAATACACCATCTTGTTGGTTAGTTAT